CATCAGCCTGATGCTGACCGAGCGAACGCTGGTCAGTGAGGTGGACGGCGCACTGCATGTGAAGAATATCCCGGAACCCCCGCCGCCGGAGCCGGTCACCCGCCCGATGGAGCTTTATATCAATGGCGAACTGGTGAGCAAGTGGGATGAATGAGTTTAAGCGTTTTGAAGACCGGCTGACCGGACTGATTGAGTCGCTGTCACCGTCAGGGCGTCGGCGGCTGAGTGCAGAGCTGGCGAAGCGTCTGCGGCAGAGTCAGCAGCGTCGGGTGATGGCACAGAAAGCCCCGGACGGCACACCCTACGCGCCACGCCAGCAGCAGAGCGCCAGAAAAAAGACCGGTCGTGTTAAGCGAAAAATGTTTGCGAAACTTATCACCAGTCGTTTTTTGCATATCCGCGCCAGCCCGGAACAGGCATCAATGGAATTTTACGGCGGGAAGTCGCCGAAAATCGCCAGTGTGCATCAGTTCGGTCTGTCGGAAGAAACCCGGAAAGACGGTAAGAAAATTGATTATCCGGCGCGTCCTCTGCTCAGCTTTACCGGTGAGGATGTGCAGATGATTGAAGAGATTATCCTGACTCACCTTGAGCGTTAGTTTTATCCAGGCAGAGGCTGATGCGCAATTAAACATTGAGCGGCCATGCTGGTCGCTCAATGTTTAGAGGTTTATGAGTGATTTTTATTTGATGCTTTGTATTCTAAAACCTTCTTATTGGCGTAAAAGAATTTTGTATATGACAGGAATATAACCAGACCTGAAGTGAAATAGACGAGGGATAGTATTAATAATGCTTTTTTGTGACTGTTATTATCTTTAATCTCCTGGCTTAACCATTCGGAGTCCTCCTCGTTTAGCTGTAAGAGCTTATTGCAGGCGATCTCAGGAAGTGTGTCTTTTATAAATACGTTTTGCAGTCTCTTGCAATCGGCAAGGCTATAAGTTTTATTAAATTCAACTGCTTTATTTTTGAAGGATAAAAGAACTTTGTCACTATAAACATAGTACATCATGTTTTTATATGGTATGCCTATGGCATCCCTTACTATAACGGATTGTTCGTTGTGTATGTAACATGCGAGGAGAATGTAAAAAATACTGGCCAGAATTACAATTATTGTTTTAATTATGTGTGGTGGTTTTGTTATGTCACCCCAGATGCGAGTAAGGAAAAAATACGATGTTTTTAGTTTTCCATCAATCAGTCCCTGCTGTATCATTCTCACATTTTCAATGCCTGATACATTGATTCCATTAATTATTTTAAATAGTTGAATGTCGCGCCACTTGCGGTCAAGTCTTTTTAATTTTTTGTCTGAATATCCAAAATTGAAATAATGTGCAATAAGCCTCATAAGGTTACTTTTACCAAAGCTAAAAAATGCTAATACTGCAAAGCTACAAAGGAAAAAAACGATTAGCCCCCACACATTAGTCACATTATAGCTGACCATTACGCTCTCCTTGAATGTTGTCTGGTAGTTCTACAAATGAATCCAGATAGCATAACTTTTATATATTGTGCAATCTCACATGCATGAACACTCTCGCAAATATTCAGGAACTCGCGCGCGCACTGCGCAACATGATTCGCACCGGCATTATCGTCGAAACCGACCTTAACGCCGGTCGCTGCCGTGTGCAGACCGGCGGCATGTGCACTGACTGGCTTCAGTGGCTGACCCATCGTGCCGGTCGTTCGCGCACATGGTGGGCACCTTCCGTGGGGGAGCAGGTGCTGATTCTGGCCGTGGGCGGTGAACTCGACACGGCGTTCGTTCTGCCGGGGATTTATTCCGGCGATAACCCCGCGCCGTCTGCGTCGGCGGATGCCCTGCATATCCGTTTCCCTGACGGGGCGGTGATTGAATATGAACCCGAAACCAGTGCACTCACGGTAAGCGGAATTAAAACAGCCAGCGTGACGGCTTCTGATTCTGTTACTGCCACGGTGCCGGTGGTCATGGTGAAAGCATCAACCCGCGTCACCCTGGACACACCGGAGGTGGTCTGCACCAACAGGCTGATTACCGGCACGCTGGAAGTGCAGAAGGGCGGGAAGATGCACGGCAACATCGAGCATACCGACGGGAAATTCACTTCTAACGGCGTTCAGGTGGATGACCACGGTCACGGTGGTGTTAAGTCAGGTGACAACTGGACGCAGGGGACAAAATGACAGCGCGTTATCTCGGAATGAATCGCAGTGATGGCCTGACTGTCACTGACCTTGAGCATATCAGCCAGAGTATCGGCGATATCCTGCGCACGCCGGTCGGCTCACGGGTGATGCGTCGTGATTACGGCTCGTTGCTGGCGTCAATGATTGACCAGCCGCAGACCCCGGCGCTTGAGTTGCAGATTAAGGTCGCCTGTTACATGGCGGTGCTGAAATGGGAACCCCGCGTCACCCTGTCATCCGTTACCACGGCGCGCAGCTTTGACGGGCGAATGACGGTCACGTTAACCGGCCAGCACAACGACACCGGCCAGCCACTTTCATTAACCATCCCTGTGAGTTGAAACCATGCCGATTATCGACCTGAACCAGCTACCCGCACCGGATGTGGTCGAGGAGCTGGACTTTGAAACCATTCTTGCCGAACGCAAGGCGACACTGATTTCCCTTTACCCGGAAGACCAGCAGGAGGCGGTCGCCCGTACCCTGACGCTGGAATCCGAGCCTCTCGTCAAACTGCTGGAGGAAAATGCGTATCGCGAGCTTATCTGGCGTCAGCGTGTGAATGAGGCTGCACGGGCGGTGATGCTGGCCTGTGCAGCCGGTAATGACCTTGATGTGATTGGTGCCAATTACAACACCACGCGCCTGACTATCACCCCGGCAGATGATTCGACTATCCCGCCGACACCGGCAGTGATGGAGTCTGACACCGATTATCGTCTGCGTATTCAGCAGGCGTTTGAAGGCTTAAGCGTCGCCGGGTCGGTGGGAGCCTATCAGTATCATGGTCGCAGTGCCGACGGGCGTGTCGCGGATATCTCTGTCACCAGTCCGTCTCCGGCCTGTGTCACCATCTCTGTGCTGTCACGTGAAAATAACGGTGTGGCATCTGAAGACCTGCTGGCTGTGGTGCGCAACGCCCTGAATGGCGAGGACGTCAGACCGGTGGCCGACCGTGTGACCGTGCAGTCTGCCGCCATCGTTGAATACCAGATAAATGCCATGCTTTACCTTTACCCTGGCCCCAAAAGCGAGCCCATTCGCGCTGCCGCCGTGAAAAAACTGGAAGCGTATATCACGGCACAGCACCGGCTGGGGCGCGACATCCGACTGTCTGCCATTTATGCCGCTTTGCATGTGGAAGGCGTGCAGCGTGTCGAACTGGCTGCACCGCTGGCCGACATCGTGCTCAACAGTACGCAGGCGTCTTTCTGTACCGAATACCGCGTCGTGACCGGAGGCTCGGATGAGTGATTCGCGCCTGCTGCCGACCGGCTCATCACCGCTTGAAGTCGCCGCTGCAAAAGCCTGTGCGGAAATTGAAAAAACGCCGGTCAGTATTCGTGAGCTGTGGAACCCGGACACCTGCCCGGCAAATCTGCTGCCGTGGCTGGCGTGGGCGTTTTCGGTCGACAGATGGGATGAAAAGTGGCCGGAAGCGACCAAACGCGCCGTTATTCGCGATGCCTATTTCATCCACTGTCATAAAGGCACTATAGGTGCAATCCGGCGTGTGGTGGAGCCGCTGGGCTATCTCATCAACGTGACGGAGTGGTGGGAAACCAGTGACCCGCCCGGCACCTTCCGGCTTGATATTGGTGTACTGGAAAGCGGTATCACAGAGGCAATGTATCAGGAAATGGAACGGCTGATTGCTGATGCCAAACCTGCAAGCCGCCACCTTATTGGCCTGAACATTACCCGGGACATTCCCGGCTACCTGTTCGTCGGTGGTGTGGCTTATGACGGCGATGTAATTACGGTTTACCCCGGATAAGTGAGGAATAATGAGCACAAAATTCAAAACCGTTATCACCACTGCCGGTGCAGCAAAGCTGGCAGCGGCAACCGCACCGGGAGGGCGGAAGGTCAACATTACCACGATGGCCGTCGGGGATGGCGGTGGTAAATTGCCTGTCCCGGATGCCGGACAGACCGGGCTTATCCACGAAGTCTGGCGACATGCGCTGAACAAAATCAGCCAGGACAAACGAAACAGTAATTATATTATCGCAGAGCTGGTTATTCCGCCGGAGGTGGGCGGTTTCTGGATGCGTGAACTTGGCCTGTACGATGATGCGGGAACGCTAATTGCCGTGGCGAACATGGCCGAAAGTTATAAGCCAGCCCTTGCCGAAGGCTCAGGGCGTTCGCAGACCTGCCGCATGGTCATCATCGTCAGCAGTGTGGCCTCAGTGGAGCTGACCATTGACACCACAACGGTGATGGCAACGCAGGATTACGTTGATGACAAAATTGCAGAACATGAACAGTCACGACGTCACCCTGACGCCTCGCTGACCGCAAAAGGTTTTACTCAGTTAAGCAGTGCGACCAACAGCACGTCTGAAACACTGGCCGCAACGCCGAAAGCGGTAAAGGCCGCGTATGACCTTGCTAACGGGAAATATACCGCACAGGACGCCACCATAGCGCGAAAAGGCCTTGTCCAGCTCAGTAGTGCGACCAACAGCACGTCTGAAACGCTCGCCGCAACACCAAAAGCCGTTAAGACGGTAATGGATGAAACGAACAAGAAAGCGCCATTAAACAGCCCTGCACTGACCGGAACGCCAACGACGCCAACTGCGCGACAGGGAACGAATAATACTCAGATCGCAAACACGGCTTTCGTTATGGCCGCGATTGCCGCCCTTGTAGACTCGTCGCCTGACGCACTGAATACGCTGAACGAGCTGGCGGCGGCGCTGGGCAATGACCCGAATTTTGCTACCACCATGACTAATGCGCTTGCGGGTAAGCAACCGAAAGATGCCACTTTGACGGCGCTGGCGGGGCTTGCTACTGCGGCAGACAGGTTTCCGTATTTTACGGGGAATGATGTTGCCAGCCTGGCGACCCTGACAAAAGTCGGGCGGGATATTCTGGCTAAATCGACCGTTGCCGCCGTTATCGAATATCTCGGTTTACAGGAAACGGTAAACCGAGCCGGGAACGCCGTGCAAAAAAATGGCGATACCTTGTCCGGTGGACTTACTTTTGAAAACGACTCAATCCTTGCCTGGATTCGAAATACTGACTGGGCGAAGATTGGATTTAAAAATGATGCCGATGGTGACACTGATTCATACATGTGGTTTGAAACGGGGGATAACGGCAATGAATATTTCAAATGGAGAAGTCGCCAGAGCACCACAACAAAAGACCTGATGAATCTTAAATGGGATGCTCTGTATGTTCTTGTTAAAGCCCTTTTCAGCAGTGAAGTAAAAATATCTACAGTCAATGCGCTGAGGATATTTAATTCATCTTTTGGTGCTATTTTTCGCCGTTTGCGTATTTTCATGAAAGGAGATCACTCAATAACTTCCATCGAGATCGGGTAATAACATTTGA